TTCATATAAAACACCTGTAACATTTTTTCTGAAGAAATCATTATTGGTTAGTAATTCTGCGTATGATTTAGCAATATATTTTCTCTCATTATCTGATTTTTTAATATACCAATCATAAGTTTCATTAATATAAACTTCGTATAAAATATCTGAAATATTTTTTAAACCATCTATATTCTGAATAGATGTTACTTGTGGTAGTTGTGTCTGAGTTGGATAGGTTGTCCAATTTCTAGGTTTTTCTATGATTACCTCATAATCAGAAACACTATAGACCAATGCTCTTTGAATGATTTGACCATATGCAGTAGTATAGACATATGTATAGGGTTTAAAAATATTGGTAAGCCCTGTTAGAGATGTTGATATCTTTATTCTACCATTATCAGTATATAGATATGAATTCAGTGTCACACCACTTATCAATTGCTCATTAAAAAATGTAAAACCTGAGGTAAATCCTGAACTTATCTGTGACAATTTATCATACAATTTATATTTAAGATATGGAATTGACGTTGAAAAAATATATTCATCATAAGCATCAGTAAATTGAAATACTAATCCATCATAATCAAAATATTTATTGAATAGATTTTCTTTCGGTGATAATATTATATCTATAAAATCTGTACCACCACTAGTCCATGTAAAAGCAGATAATGTATAATAATCACAATGAGGTGTATAGTCCGTCACTTTTTCTATTGCATCATACCAATCTGTTGCAACATTAAGATTTTCAATAAAAAAAGTACAATTAGATAAATCTGTTAATATATAACTGGGAATGGTTTCCTCTAATATGATATAGTTATTTTGTATATTTTTAATAAATTGCCACATTTCTAAATGTGTTGTTCCACCTGTAAAGAACGTTGATCCACTAAATATATTCAAATAGATATAATCACCAACTCTAAAATCTGTACCTAAAGGCATAGGAACGGATGTATATCCACTTAGACTATTTGTGATACCTGAAACGATATTACTAAATGTACCACCTGTTGTTGAACCGGATCTTATCATATAACTATCATGATGATAGTTTATAGTTATATAATTAGATGTATAACTCACTGCTGGTATACCACTTATCATTATTTCATTATATCTACTATAATTTTCAGATAATTGTTTTCTAGCAAAATCATAATCAGTAAAAATAATCTTAGATGATTCAGTAGAACCTGTTCTATCATTCAATAGATTATATTGAATTAAATTTTTAAGAATATATGATTTACCTTCAATAAAATATTTAGGCTCATTAAATATTGGAAACACTAATCCATTATTAGACAAATAGAATTGTTTATCAGCGTTCTTACCTAGCTTAACACTACAACTAAATTTTTCAGATTTTTCTCTAGTTGATAAATATCCAGCGTTATTTAGAAAATATTGTTGATCTACTGAATAGATATCATTCTCAGTTTGATTTGTTTGATTCTTTAGTAATACTAGATGTCCTGGTATTAATTTAACATCATTAATTTCGAACCATTGATAATCTATATCAATATTGGTATCTGCAGCAACATCAACAAATATGATATTTTTCATAGTTCTATCAATAACATCATATTCATTATACATATTAACAAGGGAATAACCATCACCTGTTAATAGATTTTCCATATTATAAATATCATCTAAGTTATTAACATAGGTGAATGTAACACCAGTTAGATATTTATTAAGTCTGAAATAAATATCACTAACTGAAATAAATCTATTTTCGTTATAAATTTCTGTACGATTCTGTTGATAATATATAAATGGCGAAGTTATACCACTCTTGATCCAATCAAGTCTTCGATTCCATATATTGTTTTGCATTTATAAACTTTTTGTATTTAATACTATATATAAAAAAATAAAGACAAAATGTCTCGCAGAATGAAAAAACTAAGATATGAATGATATTAATAATATAGAATCCATAAAGGATAAGCAAGAAAAATCAAACAAATTAATAGATTATTACATTAATGATGTCAACATTGAATCATGGTTAAATAATAATGAAAAAATCACTATTATCAACTTTAAAGATAGAGTAGAGTATAAAAAATTCAACAAATATCATAGATTGAATGGTCCTGCTATAGATTATAATAATGATTCTTTAGATAAATATTATTATAAAGGAAAAAATTATGATTCTAAAGAAGAATGGTTAAAAGTAACAACGAAAGAATTAAGAAGAATTAAGATAAAGAGATTGAAAAATCTTTGAATCTGAACTTTTTTCTTTACTTTCTGTATATGATACAATAGGGAGAATTGTCGCAAATTTCTAATATATTCTGATATTTTTTTCGAACTAATTCTGGTTCAGAATTAGTTCCAGATAGTGGAATTACTTTTTTTAATAGTTTATAATTAATGTCATTAGGTTCACCTTTAAATAGCACTTTGTCTATTTTATCATCTAAAATAAAATTTACTATATCTTCATTTAATCTAATTTTATTATTATATGGTTTGAAAAATATATTATCCTTTAGATTAATCTCCATAATTACATTTTTTTCTTAATATATTTATTTTTAATATAAAAGTTTATAAATGTAATATGGATTATTCAGAAGCAATTATATTTTTTATATATATAAGAAAAAATATTTTTTAGTGAATAATTTACTATTTTTTAATAATAAGGGGTATCCACATAATTTTCAATATAATGATAATACGGAATGCTGGGAAGGAAAAATAATTTTTGATGAAAATTCGGATCAGACATTCAAAACACAAAGTTTACACATATTCGAAAATGTTGAACCAATAGAATTTCAAATTGATGTTGATTTATTACAATTAGAATATAATAATAATAGCGGGTTGACTATTACTAGTGAAACTGATTTTAGTGATGAAATAATAACAAATATATTAAAGGTAAACGAGTCTGATTCTTTTTATTCTAAATGGATATTCGGTGATAACTTTCATAGAAAATTTCCTGTTGGTACCATAATTCAATTCTCTGGTATAACACACGCTGATTTTAATGACAATCAATTTTTCACAGTTTTAACAGTTAAAAAGAACGCTTTTCTAATATTAACTAGAACTGATAATAGTACATTTAATTACACCTATATTTCAGGTGGTACTGTAAATTCACTCAATATGATTTCTATTAATGATTATAATAGAAATCTATCAGGAAATACTTATTTTTTTCAAAATTTATATAGTGATAAAAAATTCTCTATTATTAATTCAGATCTTAATGATGCTATTGTAAGTGTAAAACAAAGTGGTATGACCAATTCATATTTAAATGAATTACAATTAAATGGCTTCAAAGATCAAATATTCACACTAAAAATTGGTCTATTAACCGAAAGACCAAAGATATTACAGAATGATGTTGTTCTAACAGAAGAAATCTATAACTATTATATAGATGTTGGAAAATATGCCAGATTACTATCACCAGAAACTATTTATACTGTTAGTGGTCCAACATTACAGAAAAATGAGATTATATTTGAGGATTATCTCGGTAATAAATTATATAGTGGTTACACATTTATTGTTGATTCATTAGTTGATACAAAAGATATATCAACAAAAAAATTAATATTTAAACAATACTATCAACAATCAGATGATTATCAATATTATAAATATGATAAACTTTATTTTAAAAATCAATGGAATGTTATCTACCTCAGTGATACAATAGACATTAATATAGGAGATACCTTACAATTAAGTGGTATATCTGGTAGTACTTTATATATGCATAATAGAGAATTTAATATAAGTAATGTTGTATATAATAGTGCAACTAACACTACTATTTTATTTACACCTGACTATGTTATTGACGAAGAAAATAGTTACTATTTAATAAAGAAGAAACTATCATCTAATCAAATAACAAAAATTAAAGTAACACCAAGCGGCAACGTTACAGCATTTAATAATATAGTAATAAAAAATGCTTATTGTTACTTAACATCAAATATTCTAAATTTCTCTCAATATTATGTTACTGGTGTGACTAATAGTGTAAATTCTAATACTATTGATGCTTTTGTAGATAAATATAAATCAACGTTATATCAATATGGTATAGATATCTATCATACACTTAGAAGTAGTATAGATTATTTATCTATTGAAAGTTTATATGGTTCATATACAAATTATTTTAGTGTATCTGGTTATACGAATGGTGTTAAAATTACAGATAACTTTTCTTTATCAATAAATGGTTTAACTCAAAAATATAACATAATCACAAATGAGAAATTATATAATGAATATACAAATAGATCAGATGAAGATTTATACAAATCAGAAGTTAGTTCTGAAATTTTATTTAATTTGAATAATGATACTGATAGATTTGGATTTAGATTAACTCTTAATGGAAACCAATATTATATTAGTTACTCAGCTGATACAATCAACACTATAAATAGTTTTATAGATACCTATTATACAATATTTGAAAATAATGGTTTTATTATCAATAGTGAATATAGTTCAAACTACTCAGGTTACACCTTAGTTATAAGTACTGATGTTGATATTTGGAATTTGAATATAATGGTTAATATTTTATCAACTTATCAAATAATCGAACATCAAAGAAATAGAGCTATATTATTGAGTGGTAATGAAATACATAGTACTAACAATTTGTTTAATTTTGGTTTATCAACAGGTATGTTAATAAAACTTACTGGAAGTACATATAGTCAAAATAATAAGGAATATAATATAATTAGTTTAACTCAGGATATAATAGGCTTATCATATCAAGGTGTATTTGAAAGTGAAAATGATGTCTCTATCTATTTTTCAACTAGAGAATTTATTAGAAAACCCAGAGGTGAATATGAGAAGGATATATATTTAAGAGCTTATTGGAGCTTACCATATGATAATAGCCTGGATGAGTCTATATTTTTCTATGATATAACCGGAGATCAATTAACACCATATAATAATAATTCTCTATTGACTTACACTGGTCAAAAACCTCTAATTGATAGTACAACCAATAATGTTGTTTTTTTAAATACCGAACCTAATAAAGATTACACACGGGTGAATAATCCTAAGTATCAACAAACTGTATTTGATGAATTAATTTTTAAATTGGAGCAATTAGATTCATCTGAAAGTTATAACTGGATACCTGAACCATTAGAAATCTTTATTGGATATAATTCACCAAATGAAGGAGTGAATACTAGAATATTAAAAATTGAGAAAATTGAAAAACAACAAAATAATGACAATTATTTTTCATATAGTGGATATACAAATTCAGGTTCATCAATTTCGACCCCCAATTTTATACTAAGTGGATATACATTAAATTATCAAGCACCTATAGATTTTAATTTTATATCTTATGGATTTAAGAAAGATCAAATCATTAAAATAACCTTTAAGGATCAAAACGAAACGAATCAGAAAATATTTGAAAATTATTACAACTATAAAATTCAAGATGTTTCTAGAACTAAAATCATAATTGATACTGGTTATACATATAATCAAGATACTTATGATAGTGGTATAACATACGCAACTGGATTTACTTATTTTAATTCTACTGGTACTACGTATTTCTTTAAATTAGAAGTTCAACCAAAAGATATACTTTATTGTCCAATGTACGGACAAACAGAAATAGAAGATATTAGATATAAAGTTAATCTTAATAATTTAGGTGTACAATCTGAAGAAGATGTTTATCAAATATTATATCAATCTGATATACAAGATAATGCTATTGATTACACTTTATTTAATAGAAAACGAAAAGAAATGTTAACTACATTTAGAGAAATTTATGATTATATAGGTTCATATAAATCATTAGTTAATGCTATTAATTATTTTGGATATAATGATTTACAATTATATGAATATTATAGAAATATAGATCAATCATCTCCACTTTATGGTAAATTACACAAAGTTTTAATTCCGGATATTTTTGATAATACTGTTGAAGGTTGGAATGAAATGGATTTTATTGGAGGTAAATATCAAAATCAATATTCTTGGAAGAAGACAAATTTATTTAATTTGGCATATAAAATTACAAATGAAGATGGTGATAATGTTTTAATTTACTCATTAGATGAAGTTCAATATAAATTGACAAAATTAAAGAATTGGTTAAGAAAAAATATTATACCAGTTTCTGCTAATTTATTAGATATTACAGGTGTAGCTGATTCAAATGGTACATTTTATCAAGAGTATGATGAATCAAATCAGACTATTAAATCAGTCGTTGAGAGAGATTCAACGGTAGTCAATTTCACTTATACGGCAACCCTAAATTTCGGTTCAGATTATTTGATAACGGTTAATTTTTACACTATGTCTGGTGCAACCGGAACTACCATTGATAATAATGACGTACCAGTTCATTTCACTGCAAAAATAAAGACTTTCTATCTTTCCGGTTCAACTATATTAAATCCAACTGATACACTTGTACCTGTACAATATTTAAAAATAAATAAGAATGATTTAAAACCATTTAGTTTTAATATTAATAAATATGTAGATCCTTATATTTATATTGAGACTACAACCTATGACAATGATGGAAGTGGATTAGGATATGTTAATAATAAATTATTTTATTATGATGAACCTAGAAATTGGTGGATAGTAAATCATAATTTTGATTTACATCAGATGAAATATTGGCAAACAACTAATTATATTAGCAATGAACCTAAGAAATGGGTTGGTGTAGATATTGTAACTGATAGTACTGTGATATCAACACCAATAGAAACTATTGTAAAAGTGAATACTTTAAACAATACTTATATTTCACAAATATCATCAAATAGTTCTATTCAAAAATAAATATATAGGTATATGGGAAGATTAAGTAGACCTGCGAATGTTGTTAATACTGAAAATGTATCTAGTGGTTACACATACCCAATCAGTAGCGTTGTCTTGAGTGGCGAAACTAAAAATATCTATGTATTTGTTGATGAATCTGGTAATGTTAATCAAATTGAGAAAAAACAAAAAAAAGAAAGATTAAGATATTACATTGATCCGAATATGCCACAGGTAGAGTTTATTCCTGATTGTTTAATCGGTATAAATGATCCAGTGAGTGGAGATTGCTCTTTAGGTATAGGATTAGGTATAGGAGATAATCTATTTGCCAGGGCAAACTACTCTTGATCTTCAAATGAATCAAGATACAATTTATTCATATATTTCTCAATATTATTACATATAGGTAATTTACCGTAAACATTCTCTTTTTCATTTATACATCTGAATCCAACATTTTCAATGAAAAATAAATTAATTAAATTATTATCTATTTTTATACCTCTATATTGTAATAAAATTCTGAGTTGATCTTCACTATAATTTTCTAGTAATTTATTTATAGAACTTGTGATGTTATCATCATATTTTTTATCTCTTAATCTTTGTAAACTCTCTACGATTAAAAATTTTTTCATATCTTTTATTGTTTTGAATTGTTAATACATTCTATTGCAATATCATTCAATTCACCTTTTTCTATCAATTCTTCTAATTTCATTGATTCTACAATAGAATATAAGGAAACATCATGAATATAAAGAAAAGTATCATATCTACCATAATCTTCACCATATATAAATTCATCTAAATCAATCTTATCTATATTCTGCGTACCATCTTTAAAGATTACACCAACAACCATTAATTGATTTTGTCGCAGATCTTTATAACAATCATGCTCAGATATATTGATACCATCTCTAATCTTATTACTATCGGGATCTAGTAGAAATAAATATAATAATTCATTTAATCTTATAACAACACCATCATACGTCATGTAATATTATTTATTTTCTTCATTTTAATAATTCTAGATAATAATTTATTATCATTGATTAATTTATTTTTATCTATAATAACTTCATTTATAGAAAGAAAATCAATATCATCATTATATTCAATCATAAAATTAATCACATTAATTCTATTCTCTAAGTAAATGTTTTTTGGTCTGCTCATTTTCTTAGCATATATGATATTAAAACCTTCATTCATTTCAATATTTATAGAACTCTTTTTTCTTTATATATAAAAAAAATTAAAAACAGTTTAATGATATTTATAGGTTTAGATGTTTCTAAAATTTCAACCGCACTCTGTATTGAAAAAAATGACGAGGTGAAAATATACAGTTATACAACTAAAAAGAATAATAATAACTGGCTAAAATGTACCAGTAATTTTATTAACTATAGAAATATAGTATATAATTATGATTTGGAAACGGATTATAGTAAATCTGAAATATTAAAACTAATTGAATTTGATAAGATTACTGATATGATTGTTAAAGATATTTTTGATAATTATAATAAAAAAGATAAAATAAGAATTGCTATAGAAGGTTATTCATACAATTCAAGAGGACCTATATTTGATCTTATAGAATTCACAACAACTCTTAAAAATAAACTCTTAAAGAAAATAAAAAATGAAAATGATATTATAATTATATCTCCAATGACATTAAAAACTGAAGTGTGTAAGATGATTTATCTACCTAGAATAGAATTAACAGGTAAAAAGAAAGTGAAATCAATATTACACTATGAAAATAAATATGGTAAATCTGCTATCAAATTTGATAAATGGGATATGCTTTATGCCTTTATTGATAGTAATATAGATATGGATATAAAGGATTGGATTAAATTAAATATTGATTCTATCAGCAAAAATAAAGAAGTTCCTAAACCATTAGATGATGTGATAGATTCAATCTTTCTTAAAGAAACGATAAAAAAGTTTTAATATATACAAGAAAATCAAAAATTCGGGGGGGAGAAAATATTATTTATTATATATTATCAAGATCTTGCATGTTTTTATAAATAAATGAAAATTAAGTAGTTATATACGATGTTAATTACAAAAAAAGTATGTATAAGAATAAATACTACCGCTATGTGTAAAAAATCAACAAAACAAAATGAATATGAACTCTTAAGATTTTGTAACAAATTAAATTCTAATATAATTGGTGGTGCTTCTAAATTATTTGAATATTTCATCAAAATGTATAATCCAGATGAAATAACTACATATGCAGATAGAAGTTTTAGTCAAGGTAATTTATATAAACAATTAGGATTTGAATTTATTAGTAAAACTGAACCAAATTATTATTATATTATTGATGGTATTAGAAAGCATAGATTTAATTTTAGAAAAGATAAATTGGTTAGAGAAGGTCATGATAAAAATAAGACTGAGCATGAAATTATGTTAGAAAAAAAATATATAGAATATACGATTCTGGAAATTTAAAATTTAATTATGTACGAAGAAAATAAAGAATATAAGTTCAATCCAAAACATATAAAAATATATGGCCCAGCAATTAATGAGGCTCAACAAATTGATCCAAATATAATTCCTGATTTTCCTATTAATAAACCCGTAAAATTTAATGAAAATCTTATGAAAAAGGCTATAAAATATGGTCTTATAATATTAATAAATTATAGAGGAGATAAGGATAAATGGCGTGGTGGTCGTGAAAGAACTATTCAGCCTATGGTTCTCGGTGTAAATAAAAATACTCGAAATATGTTAATCAGGGGGTGGCATTTAGAAGGTTGGAGTGTTTCACAAAGAGCAGAAACTAAAAAGGTTTGGAGATTATTTAAAACTGATAATATTGTATCTATGACTTTTACGGGTAATTTTTTTAGGCTTCCACCATCTGGTTATAAAATGAACGATAGAATTATGACAGAAAAAACATTAGCAAGAGCTGATTTTAATGAAATAAGGAGAAATCAAGATTCTTTATTAAAAGGTGGAAAAATTCAAGCTGAGGAAGAAACAACAATAGCAAAAACAACTGGAGGTGTAATAAGTATAGAATTAACAAATTCTAATTCTCAAATAGATTTTAAAGCACCTTATAAAAATTTACTTATTAATAAGAAAAATTTAGATACCGTTAGATTTATGAAGGATCCAAATACTTTAGCATTAAAATTTTCAATTATGAAGAGTATGTTTGGTAATAAATATTTAACAATTGTAGGAGCAGTAGGTACTATTAATAAACAAGTTAAGGTATTTGATGGTAAAAAATTATTAGGTAATTATAAATGTATTCGTTCATTTTTAGGTTCAGATTTATCTAAAAATAAAATTATAGATAATCAAAGTATATTTGATTTATATGTATTCAATAGAAAATTATAATAATTATGCTAATTGTTTTGGAAAATGAAATTAGATGAAATTTTTGATTTTCTTAAAGATCCATACCTTTGGTTAGCAACAAAAAAGTATAATATATGAAAATTAAAAAATTTAATGAATCAACAGATACTTTTAAACCACTAAAAGTTGAGGATAAAAAAATTTATTATAAAATTAAAGTTGATAATTCATTTATAAAGTTTGAAATTGCTTTAGATAAATTAGGAATAAAGAAGATGGTTATGAGTCATTATGATTTTGATAATACTTATATTAAAGATATTATTGCAAATAATGTTTATGTTTATGTATTTATAGATTTCTTTAAAAATAGATTAGGTCAAGATACATATGAAATATGTGTTCAAGATAGAATTTTTGATACAGAAATAAAAACCTATACTAATGGTGGTGATGTTTTTGTGTCTGATTATGAATTAGCAGCAAAAAAATACAATCTATGAAAATTAAAAAATTTGAAAGTTTTATAATTCCAGGAGGTGATAATTTAATTTACTATACCTTACATATTAATGGGTCCTGGGATAAATTTTTAATAGCATTAGATAAATTAGGAGTCCGAAGAGAACAATTTTTAAATGATTGGAATATAGAAGATATAAGTGATTTATCAAGTACTAATGCTGAATATTTTAAAAAAGATACAATAGTTTTTTTAATAAAAAATCAGTATTTCTACATTAGAAATGTGATTGATGATTTTTACAATAATACCGGCTTAGGTAAAATATTATATAATCATGAAAAATTAATTAATGGTGGTGATGTTTATGTTGAAGATTGGGAAGTAACATCAAATAAATATAATTTATGAAGAATGATAAAAAATTTTGAAAGCTTTGGTGATAGTATGTATCCTATTGATGATATATATAATTGGTGGACTGGTATTAAAGTTTCTGAAAAATGAATATTATTATATTATAGATTTAAATAATATATTCTTACCAAATAAAATGTTTCAATTAGATAAAGGTTTAAAAAATGTTGTAGTAAATTTTTATTCTAAAAATGGTATGAAATATATAGAATCTAGATTAAAAAAAGTAGATTTAATATCTGGAGGATTAATATTTCATGAAACTAATTCAAATATACATGTAGTAGATATAACTAAACCAATTAAAATTTCAAAACTACATATTAGTAGATAAATACAATTTATAAAATATGGCAAGATTATTTAATGAAATACCAAAAATGCTTAAAAGATTGAGTATAATCTCACAATATAATAATTTTAGACAATTAGGTGTAGATGATGATATTGTGTATCTAAATGAAAAAATAACTGATCTTTATGATATGAAAGATGATACAGAATTACTCATAAAAGAATTCAACTATTGTGCTAAAATGATTAATATGTTATATGATGAAATAGATTATGATTTTAAGAAAAAAATATTAGAAGAAGGAAAAGAAGTTTAAAATAAAAAAGCCTGATTTAATCAGGCTTTTTTATTAAAATAATTTTGAAATTTCATCCGCTATTTCATCAAAATATTCTTCTTTTATCGCATATGTTTCATGATCAGGACCATAAATACCTTCTTTATAATTATTTAAAATATCAAGTATTTTTTCTTTATTATCAGAATAGAAAATATCAATATAATCATCTCCTGATTCACTAATCTTATTAAATTCTTTTATGTGTTTCATAATTTAATATTTTTTTAATAACTACTAGTTCCTGTGCCTTCAGCACCACCAAATATAGAATCAACTGATGCAAAACCAACACCAAATCTATCTACATAAGGCGCAAATTTTTTCAAGTCTGCTAATGTTCTTATACCACCAGAAGCTTTAATTTTCATATCAGAGCCTTCTTGTTCTATGATTTTTCTCATTATCTGAACCTTATTTAATTCTGCTACACCTGGATTATCACTTGGTGTTTTCATTCCTGTTGAAGTTTTAATGAAATCAGCACCAGCTTCTATACATATACGAGTTGCATTTTCTGTAGCTTCTTCACTCAACTCACTTGATTCAACAATAACTTTTAAAACTATTTCATCACCATCTTTATTAGTATGAGAATGACATTCATCAACTAAGGTTTCAACATCATAAACAAAATTATAATCACTTAACCCGAAATTGTTTTTTTCTTTCTCAACATATTCTATCAATTTAGGATAATCTAACACCATATCAACCTCATCAGCTCCAGCAGCAATAACTTGTTTAGTTTCAGATAATTTTTGTTCTGTTGTATCTGTTCCGTGAGGAAAACTTACAACTGTACAAACCAATACCGGTGAATTTGAAAGTGCCTCAGCTGCAACTTTAACCATTTTTGGTAAAACACAAACTGATTTTACACCAAGATTATTAGCCTTTTCACATAAAGCCAATATATCATTTTCAGTTGCACCCGGATTGAGTAATGTATAATCTATGTGTTCAATTAAGTTAGGTTCAGCAACTGATTCATTCATTTTATTTAAGAAATTCTTAAAATCAAATATTTTGCTCATATTAAAAATTTTATTTTTCTTTATATATTAATTTTTGATATTGTTTTTTGTCTTTAACTTCATCCGCATACTCTTTATTGAATAATAAGATTTATTCAATTGCTTAGCACAATATTTAATACTTTTATCGTAATTATTAATTAAAAAATTAATTTCTTGTTCTCTCCAATATTTCTTAGGTGTATTAAATACCATATGTGAACATATTTCATCATACCAACCATTATTTCTAGCCGAAGAAGCTGCACCTCTACTATTAATATTAAAATCCGTTCTATATTTAAATTTAATAGCTTCGGCTTTACAATTTTCATATGTCCAGTAGATAGTATTTCCTCCTAGCATCTTTTTTTCTGAAATCATTTCTATTTTTATATTTCAATGCAATTTCATGACATCTATCCTTTGTCCAATAATTATTTGGCTTCTTCATTTTATAATTTTATTTTTGATACATCTTCATCTACACTCTTAAAAAAATCTTTTAATATTGAATTGATTAAATATGATCTATTTGAAGTTAATTCATCTATTATAATAAGCAACTCATTATCAATGGTTATTGATAATTTCTCTCTTTTAGCCTTGTCATATATTTTTTTCATTATAGTATATATAAATATTTAAAATAAAAAATGGTATTTTTTACCATTTTTTTACAAAAACTTTAATATTAAAACTCAATATAATCTATTGAAATAAAATAAATATTAATATAGTGAAATTCAATAAGAAAAAAAGTATTAGTATATCAATACATCCGGAGATATTAAATTTAATGACAATTTACTGCAAAAAACATAAGATTAATAAATCAAAGTTCATAGAAAATAAAATTATTAAGTATCTCGAAACAAAAAATAATAAAATAGAATGATAATTGCACACTTGGGTGATATCCATATATTGAATGAAAATAGACACGATGAATATCAGAAAGTATTTAATAGATTATACAAAAAATTACAAGAATTAAAACCTGATAGGATAGTAATTGTAGGTGATTTATTTGAAAGTAAATTAACTTTATCTAACGAAGCTAAATTATTAGCTGGAAATTTTTTAAATAATTTATCTAAAATATCAAAAATTATAATTACTTGTGGTAATCATGATTTGAACTATAAATCATTAAACCGAATTGATAGTATTGAAACCATTGTTAAATTGATAAATAATACTAATATTACTTATTATAATAAAAGTGGTATTTATAAAGACGATCAAATTTCTTGGGTAGTATATCATCATCCAGAAAAAAATATAGATCCTTGGATCGGGCAGATAAAAGATAAAAATCAAATTTATGTTGGACTTTTTCATGATCCGATACAAAATTCTTCAACCGATATAGGTAAAGTATTTACCGATAAGTCACTAAAAGATATATCATATTTTAATCATAATGATTATATGATGCTTGCCGATATTCATAAAAGACAATACTTTAGAAAAAATAAATCAGCTGCATATTGTGGATCATTAATACAAAAAGATTATGGTGAATCAATTGATAAACACGGATTTCTTTTGTGGAATTTAATAAGTGCGACAGAATTTGAAATAACAGAATATGATATTGAAAATGATCATAGATTTCTTAATTTATATATCGATGAAGAAACTGACTATGAAAATCTTAAAATTAAAGTAGAAAATTTAACCGAAGATACTGAAATTAAGGTTCATTGGAAAGATTTAAGTTCAAATATTAATACTATTAATGAAAAACAAATCAGAGATTATATCAAAGAAAATTTGAATACGACAAAAGTTAAATTTGAAAAAATTTTTGTTTATAATGACGTTATAGATTCTGAAATGTTATCTGAATCTTTAGATTTAAGTGATACTGACATACAAAATAGTATATTTAAGGAATACCTTGAAAATCAAAAATATAAAAAAGAAGATATTGATGAAATTTTAAAAATTGATCAAATTATCAACAATAGATTGAACCTTAAAAATACTAAAGCTAATATACAATGGAGTGTAGATAAGTTCTGGTTTAGTAATTTTAAATCATATGGTGACGATAATAAAATTGATTGGAATGATATTGATGGCATGATTCAAATAATCGGATTAAATCAGGAAGGTAAAACTACAATTTTGGATGCTTTGACTTATATTTTATTTGGTAAAACAACAGTTACCTTATCACCTGAAAAATTCGGTGATAGTAGATACATAAATAATAAAAGAGATTTGGACTATTGCTTAGGTGGTGCCATTATAGATGTGGATGGTGAAAAATTTATTATACAACGAAAAACAGAAAGAATTTGGAATAAGAACAAGACGATTATTTCTAGTTGCCCAACCACACTAGATTTCTATAAAAATGAAGTATCAGAAAAAAATAAATTAACAGATGAAGTCAGAGTAAAAACGCAAGAAAAATTAGAACTAATTATAAGTGACATAGCATCATTTATAAGATTATCATACACTAACGCTGATAATCTGAACTCAATATTATCAGAAACCAGAAGTGTTTTTATGGATAATATAATCAGAGATGCAGGATATGATGTTTTTGAAATTAAGTTAGAGGAATTTAAAGAATATAAGAAAGAATTGAGTGAGGAAAAAATAATACTAGATATACAAGAATCAGAAGCTAGAATAGATGAGTTAAGCACAAATATTGAAAATAAAAAAATAGAAATAGATACCAATAAGACCTTAATAGAAAATTTTGATAATGAATTATCTAACCTCAACAACAAAAGAGATGATTTTAATAAAAAATTAAATAATATAGACTCATCAATGATTAATTTTGATGAAAATATTAATCTTAATTCTATTGAAAATTACGATAAAAAAATAGAGGAACTTAAAATTCAAAATGTCATTTTGGAAAGAGAAATTAAAGAATTACCTTTAAACTTTGATACAAAGAAACTTAATGATCTAAAAATAAAACTTAAAGAAACTAATGATAAAATATCTGAAAGAAAAGATGAAATTTCAAATTTAAAAAATCTTATAACAGAATCAGATAATAAAAAAGATAAGGTACTATCTAAAATTAAAGAATTAAAAGAGTCTGAGATTAAGAAATTACAATTTAAAATTAATAATAATGAACTTAAGATAGAAATGATTAAGAATCAAATAGATAAAATCATAAATGAAGAAATTAGAAATATTGATTCACAAATTCAAAATATAATTCTACAAAGGAATGAAATAAATAATAAAATTAAGCTACTACAAAAGGATGGAATTAATGCTAAAAATGCAAATGATAAGCTAGATAAAGAAATAGATGAGTTGAAAAATTCAACATCTTGTCCAACTTGTGGTAGAGAATATGATAGCAACGATCCAAAGTACTCTGAGCATTTGAATCATCTACAAGAAAATATCAAAGAATTAGGAGAAGAGAAAAAGGAAAATACAGATAAAATACAGAAATACTTATCAGAATATAAAAAACTGAAAAATACTCTACCTAGCTTAGATGATAAGGAAAAAGTATTAGAAGAGAGCAAGAAGACAATTAATAATAGTATTTATTCTGAGAAAGTTAAAGAAAAAATTGTTGAAGCAGGTGATGTTAACATTCTAAAACAAGATAATTTAACTACTAAATCAATAATTGAACAGATTAAAAATGATAATTATGATAATGCGCCATCACTTAAAGAAAATGTTTTAAGAGGTGAAATCATACTTAAAAAGATAGAAATTTCTAGAAATGAAAATTTAAAAGTTATTAAAAATCTAGAAATAGAATTAAAAAATTTCAATATTGAAAGTATTGAAAATGATATAGAAATTGAAGAAAAATTGAAAGAAAAATTTGAACTTAGAAATACAAAGATTTCTCAAAAAGATAATATAAAACTTTCAATTGAAAATTTTGAACTGAAAATAAAAGATTTACAATTAGAGATAGATAAATTTCAAGAGTATAAATCTAAAATTGAAGAAAATGAAAAAATTCAAATATCTATCAACGATTTAGAACAAAAGATTAATATTATCAAAGATAATATTAAAGAGATTAATCAAGAAAATATAGATTATGAGAAAGATATATTATTAAAAAATAGTGAAATAGATACAATATCTATTAACATTAAAAAATATTTGAAACAAAGAAAAAAAGAAGAACTTCTTAAAGAATATCAAAAATGCATATCAAGAGATGGTATACCTACCTTTTTATTGAAAAAATCTATACATCTAATAAATAAGGAATTGAATGATTTATTATCTAATGTTAATTTTACTTTATTTTTTGATGAGAATTTAACTTTAAGAATGAGTGCTAATGATAGATTGGATGTAAGTCAAAACTCTATAGAAAGTTCAGGAATGGAAAGAACATTCTGCTCACTTGCCTTAAAAATAGCATTAAGAGAAATTAACGTTAAATCTAAACCAACTTTCATTTTTCTTGATGAAATTATGGGTAAATTAATTGGTGATTCAGTACAACAATTTATAGATTTTTTAGATGTAATTAAAACAAAAGTAAAAAAAGTTGTTATTATAGAGCATGTTCATCCGATAAACTATCAAGCTCTCATTGAAGTTAAAAAAGATGAAAAATTGATCTCACACCTAGAATTAAAATATTAGTACATAAGAGATCCGGGGAGATTAAAAATAATATATAAGTAAACACATATATAAAATGGGAATAGTAAGAACATTAAAAGGAGAAGATGGTAGACCCTACGTATCATTAGAAGATCTAATCAGGGAAGTTGAAGATGCTAAAACTCAAAAAGAATTTGAAGATTTAGATGAGAGACCTAACTTTATAGATATCGTTCTTAAAACACTCAGAAATATGGAAACAGAATATTATGACAAGTACTTATTTAAAAAAAAATAAAAAAATGTCAACATTACAACAAACCCAAGCAGATAATATATTCAGTGTCACTGATAAGAATTCTCAAGAATTATTAAGAATTTATAATAATGGCGATATATATTATAGAAAAGATAATCAAATGGTAAAAGTAAATATACCAGAGGAAATTTCAGAAGCATTTTTAATGACAATATTAGGATATACTGGTAATAATCCTGAAGAAATAATAGTTGAAAAAATTTCTCAGCACAAATGTTCAGATGAATATTTTAACAAAATGGAGAAAGCATTCAGAAAGTATAAACTTCAAAAACTTCAAAAACTTAATAAATAATTTTTCATTATTTTTTATTTTAATTTTAATTCCTTATCTTTGTTACAACAAATAATATAAATATTATGAATATTGAATTAGACGAAACTCAAAAAATTTCAGTGGTTTTTGATAAAACCGCTAGCCACAATGTTGATCCTCAGAAAGGATTTACTCCGCTTTGTCCTGACGAATTGCCAGTAAATGAAGGTGATAAAATTGTAGACGAATTGAATGGTCAAAACAATTTGGTTAAGTATAAAACTGTTTCTAAAGATGTTCATCCTGCTAATGCAATTTGGTTGGCAAATTCGAAAAAGCCTCAATTTACACCAGTTAAAGGTGAAAATGTTGATATTGCTTGGAATGCACATTGTATGTCCGGTACTTACGGTATGGAACTTATTGATGGTCTTCCTGAAATGAAAGAGTATGATTTCTTTCTTGCAAAAGGCTTTGAACCTGACCTTCATCCATATTCAAGCTGTTATCATGATCTTAACAAAAAAATTTCTACCGGACTTATTGAATGGTACGAATCAAAAAATATTACTACTGTGATTGTTGCTGGATTAGCCACAAATTTCTGCGTATCAGAGACATGTAAGGATTTATCTGAAGCAGGATTTCAGGTTATTCTTAATCTTGGTGGATGCAGAGGCATCGGAACTGAAGAAGAAATTAATAAAATCGTTAATGAATTAGTTGATACATTTAATGTAATTATCGTAAATTCTTATAACGAAATTGAAGTTACTCTCCAACCTTGATACCTTTTGTTTAATCTCTTCGAATGATATAATACCCATTTTTTAGAATTATATTCAGGATGCTTCTCTAAAAAATCTGGTATTCCAGAAGCAGTAATGTATTTTTTATCATCAGGTGTTAAAATTTCAAATACTCCAACATTTGGATTTTTAGCACCTTTTTTTGTTTCACTATACAACTTTTTTGTTTTTTTACTTCTTTTTAATCCGAAAGATGGTGACAACTCACCTTTTTTACCATAATTCCAATTACCTTCACCACTATGTCTCTCACTTGCAATTTTCTTTTGTTTTTCTGATGCCTGATAGATACCAGTTTTACCTTTATTCCAAGGTGTTTTTCCTTCTCTTGATTTTCTAATTTTTTCTTTTGTTTCATCTGAATGTTTTTTACCATAAAAACCATTATTTTTACCATATAAAACAGGATAATCACCTCCACCTTTACAAATATTATATCCTTCCTCTATTGTATTATAATATTTAATCCAATATTTTTCTCTTTCGTTCAATTCTTCTTTATCTTCACAATATTCTATAATACCTCTTACAAAATTATCTAATCCATATTTTTTTATATCTTCTAATAGTTTAGGACCACTACCACGATAATTATCATATTCTATGTCAGTTGAATGTTGTCCTATATATGCTTTACCATTAGTAAGATTTACAGTTTTATAAATATATTTATATTTCATAGTATTATATCTTTTTTCAGGACATTATTATCTTTCAAGTCTTTATATATTAAATATTCAATATACTTAGATTTATTTTCAAATTTTTCTAAAAAAGTATATACATTACTATTTAATGATATTGATACTTTTCTTTTTGTTTTTGGTTTTTTCATATTTATTTAGTATTTTTATAGTATATATAAATAAAAAAATGTCATATTTTTCCATTTTGATTTGGCAGTTAGAAAATTTGGTCTTTTTTATCTTTTTTATTTTAAACCATTTTCAATTTTTTATCTATAAAAAAATAAATGGCAAGACCAAAAACAACTGATAAGAAGAAAACTTTATCAGTTTCAATTAATATTGAATTAGATGAAATCTTGGATAAGATTTGTGAGGAAAAGAATATTAACAAATCTAAATACATAGAACATCTTATTAAGAAAGCAATGGAGAAAGAAAAAAGCAGAGATTGACACAATCTCTATTTTTATTTTAAATAACATTTGTTTATTTGAAAAAGCATGATTATATTTGTATTCTAATAATAATTCAATAAAAAATAAATTAACATAAAAACAAGATGAAAAATTTTATTACATTTTTAAGTATTAGTATTTTAATGACGATGTTGTCGTGCGACAATAAGAGTAACGTCAGAAAAGAATTTGTTACAGATAAATTATCTGTAAATATGTCCGAAGTCGAATTGAAAGATGTTGAGATAAAAGAATTTACACTCTCAGGAAGAGAAGCGTATGTTGAAATACACGAATATATAAGTGATAGGCAACTATTTATGCTTGATATTGCCAGATCTTTAAATCAACCTCTAAGTGGTTATTATGATAGCCTTGTTAACAAATCTGATTCAATAGCAAAATTAGCTATTGAACCAAATGTTAAAAACTTAACCTTTTACAAATTAACAGCAATTAAACTTGATAGTTCTGGTGACACAACACTATTAAATCATTATTATTTTGATAATAATAGTAATTTTGTTGATATTGGAATGAATATTTATAAAAAATCTAATAAAAAATAAAAAATGAAAAAAAATTATGTATTCCTATTCATTGTGGTTGCAATGATGGTCTCGTCTTGTGCAAATTCTAAACATATCAGAATGCCAATTGAAAAACAAATTGATGGTAAAACTTACGTAATTGACACCACAGTAAATGTAAAACCTTATGGTCTTTTTAATCAAGAAAAGAAGAAAATTGAAGGTGTAGAATATAAATTAGTTGTTGGTAATGTAATCTGGAGCGTTATTCTGATAGAAACAATTGGTGTACCAATTTATTTTATTGGATGGCGATTATTTGAACCTGTTGGATTAGAATCAGATAAAATTAAAATTGCAAAATAAGTCAAAAAGTCCAGAAAAAATTCTGGACTTTTTGATTTTAAAAAAAATATATGTATATTTGTATTCTAATTAATATAAAAATTTATGAAACCAATAATTAGAAGTATTCTAGATAATGATCTTTATAAGCTAAGTATGCAATTTTTTGTTCTGGATCATTATAATGATGTAGATGTAATTTATGCGTTTAGTAATCGTGATAAATCAATGAAATTTACTGCTGAAGCAGTAAAGGAAATCAAACATCAAGTTAAATTGATGTCAAAATTAAAACTTACTGATGAAGAATATGATTGGATGAAAGAAAATCTTTATTTTCTTCCTGTAGCATATCGTCAATATTTAGCAGCTTATAGGTTCAATTCTAAACAAGTGAAAATTGTTCTCAACTCTGAAAATGAGTTACAAATTTCAATCGAAGGTAAATGGAGAGAAACTATACTTTGGGAGGTACCACTAATGGCTATCATTTCAGAAGTTTATTTTAGAATGATTGATACTGATTGGAGTATGAAAGGTCAGGAAATTCTTGCAAATTCAAAAGCAAAAACTTTAAGTGAAGCTGAATGTATTTTTACAGATTTTGGTACTCGTCGTAGACGCAATTTTGAAACCCAGGAAATTGTAGTTTCAGAAATGAAAAAATACAACGGATTTGCTGGTACTAGCAATTGCTATTTAGCTATGAAATATGATGTTAAAGCGCTCGGAACTTGCGCACACGAAGCAATTGGTGCGGTTGCTGCTCTAGAAAGTCTGAATCATCCAAATAAGATATTTATGGAAAGGTGGACTAAAACCTATAAAGGCACATTAGGAACTATGCTTCCTGATACTTTTGGTATTGATACATTCCTTCGAGATTTTTCTTTAGAAAAAGCCAAATTATGGGATGGTGTAAGGCATGATTCAGGTGATCCATATGTGTTTACTGATAAGATCGTTGATCATTATAAAAAGATGAAAATTGATCCTATGAGTAAACTTATTGTATTTAGCAATGCACTAGATATAGAAACTACAATTAAATTGAAAGAATATTGTAAAGATAAAATTCGTTGTTCTTTTGGTATTGGTACTAATTTCACTTCTGATTTTATGAAAAAGACTAATCCCAATGCAAAAAGTAATCCGATGAATATGGTCATTAAAATGACAATGGCTGATGGTATTCCAGTTGTCAAATTGTCAGATACTCCAAGTAAGGCAATTGGTGATCCAAAAATGGTCGAAATTATGAAATATATTCATTTCTTCAATTATCTAAACGATACTATTTCTATTTTTGAAAAATCATTAGAAAAATATAAAGTGGAACTAAGTAAAAGACCTGATAGTCTATTTTATTCTGGTTTAGTTAAAGAAACAGAAGAATATATTAAAGAGTTGGAACACGAAGAAAAGAAAAATAAACTTTATAAATAGTTATAATATAATAGGTATGAGTGACACAAAAATTGAAACGAAAACTCTAGATGAAATTTTAGCAGAATCTGGAATCTCTTCTAGTTCTGAATCTAAATTAATCTTATGGAATGATGATCACAATTCATTTGAATGGGTAATTATATGTCTAATCACATATTTAAAATTTTCATTTGAAAGAGCTGAAAGTACAGCTTGGACTGTTCATCTTCAAGGTAAAGATATCATCAAAACTGGCTCAAAAGAATCTTTGATGCCAATTAAAAAAATATTAGAAGAAAGAGGATTGACATTATCAATCGAGGAATAAAATGAGAAGATTTATAGCCAAATATTTATTGTATATTTACAATAATTTAATAAAAGATTCAGATTTAGATATTTTTAAAGACTGGGCAAAACCTGTAATAAAAATTCTAAATTCTATTAGAATTTTTTATATTTGGATAGGATCTATTATATTTTTTCCTATCTTTGTAATTGGTATGATTTTTGGTATATCGAAAGATTCATTAGAAATTAAAAATATATATTCTAACAAAAAGTAATAAATTATGAAGCAATCAAAAAGTGTAGAAGAGTCTATTAAAAGTAGTAAACAAATTGCAATTGGTATTGGGTCTAATACAATTAGACCCGAACATTTATTTTTAGCACTAGTTAACGAAGATCCAAAGATTTATTCTCTGTTGGAGGATATTCTTAATGTAGAAAATGTAAAACAAACTTTACATGATTGGTCACTAGCTTATCAGTATCAGATTGGAATAAATAAACTGAGAAGTAATTCTAAAATTTCACTTGATTCTGAAACAGATAAAATTCTTAAAAATGCAATTTCATTTGCTGAAAAAATTAATGCTGATGAAGTTGAGGCTGAGCACGTATTCTCAGCAATACTAGAAAATAAAACTAATTTGGTAACGGAACTTTTTAGTAAAAATCCTGAAATTATTAAACTTATCAAAGCAAAACTTAGAAATGAGGAGGAAGAAGTTGATTTTAGTAACGAATTAGAAGGAGAAGGTAATATGGAAATGGAAGAACCAGTAAACGAACCCGAAGCTAAGGGTAATAAGAATTCTAAAACCAAATTAATTGATCAATTTGGTACAGATCTTACAAAACTAGCTAAAGAGAATAGTTTAGATCCCGTTGTTGGTAGAAAAACTGAGATAAAAAGAATTTCACAAATTCTTTCGCGTAGAAAAAAGAATAATCCAGTTTTGGTAGGTGAACCAGGTGTAGGTAAATCTGCAATTGTTGAAGGTATTGCACAATTAATTGTTGAAGGTAAAGTACCAGAAAATCTAAAAGATAAGAGAATTATCACACTTGATATGGGTTCTTTGGTTGCTGGTACTAAATATCGTGGTGAATTTGAACAAAGAATGAGAGGAATCATCAAAGAAATGGAAGAAAATCATAACATTATTCTATTTATTGATGAAATTCACACAATTATTGGTGCAGGATCTGCTCAGGGTTCTCTTGATGCTGCTAATATGTTGAAACCAGCATTATCTAGAGGATTTTTTAGGTGTATTGGTGCGACAACACTTGAAGAGTATCGTAAATATATTGAAAAAGACGCAGCTCTTGAACGTAGATTTCAGAAGGTAGATGTAGATCCCAATTCAAAATCTGAAACATTAGAAATTCTTAAAAATCTAAAAGAGAGATATGAAGATTATCATAATGTTACCTATACCGATGAAGCACTGAAATATTGTGTAGAATTAACTGATAAATATATGTCAGAAAAACATCTACCAGATAAGGCAATCGACGCTATGGATGAGGCAGGTTCAAAAGTTCATGTTAATAAGAACATTGAAACACCTAAAAAAATTCAGGATCTTGAAAAGAAAATTAAAAAAATAAAAACCGAGAAAGAATCATATGTAAATGAGCAAAAATTTGAAATGGCGGCTGAGAAAAGAGATCTTGAAAAGGAATTGACAAAACAGTTAAATTCAGAAAAAGAAATCTGGAAAGCTGAAATTTCTAAAGTTAGAGATATTGTATCCAAAGATGATGTGACAGAGGTTATCGCATTAATGACAAAAATTCCAGTAGATAATGTATCATCTGATGAAAATACTAAATTAAAAGTTATGTCTAGTAAAGTTAAAGGTATTGTTATCGGACAGGATGATGCTGTAGATAAACTTGTACGAGCAGTTAAAAGAGCAAGGATCGGTATTAAAGATCCAAAAAGACCTGTTGGTTCATTTATTTTCTTGGGTCCTACAGGTGTGGGGAAATGTCACGGTAAAGGAACAAAAATATTAATGTTTGATGGTAGTATTAAAAATGTTGAAGATGTATTACCAGGAGATTTATTAATGGGTGATGATTCTACACCAAGAACAGTGATTTCTTTAGCAAGAGGTAAAGATAAGATGTATCGAATAAATCCATTAAACGGTGGAGATTCATTCGTTTGTAATAATCCGCATATTCTCTCACTTAAAAAAACAGGCTCATATGAAACGGTAAATATACCACTAAATGAATATCTAGAAAAGAGTAAATGGTTCAAGCACATTCATAAATTATGGAGAACTAATGTTGAGTTTCCATCAAAAATGGTTAAAATAGATCCATATTTTATGGGATTATGGTTAGGTGATGGTAATAGTCATAATTGTGGGATAACTACAGCAGATTCTGAAGTAGTAGATTATATATACAAAATAGCTAGAGATTGGAATCTTAATGTTAGAGTTGACGAATTAGAAAACAATAAATCCAATACATACGTTTTAACGGGTAATATTAAAGGAGAGTATCATAATAATAATTTAATGACAACTTTCAGAGAATATAATTTAATGAAGAAATATAAAGAGAAAGATATTACTAATAGCAAATTTATTCCTGATGATTACTTATATAATGATTCTTCTGTTAGAAAAGCAGTTTTAGCTGGACTTATTGATAGTGATGGGTATCATCATCATAATTGTTATTTGATATCAACCAAATATGATAAATTAGCGGATCAAATTCTATTTTTATCTAGAAGTCTTGGATATAGAGCGTCAAAAACACCAAAAATAGTAAACGGAGATATATATTACTCTATTAATATATGTGGAGATTTAAGTGATCTTAATATTATTTTAAGTAAAAAGCAATCTACAGCAAGAAAACAAAAAAAGAACGTAATGTTGACAGGATTTGATGTGGAATATATTGGAGTTGATGACTATTATGGATTCGAAATTGATGGAAACCATTTATATTTATTAGGTGATTTTACTGTGACTCATAACACATACCTTGCCAAAGTTCTTGCGAAGGAACTTTTTGGATCAGAAGATTCAATGATTAGAATTGATATGAGTGAATATATGGAGAAACATACAGTTTCTAGGTTAGTTGGAGCACCTCCTGGATACGTTGGTTATGAAGATGGTGGTGAATTAACTGAAGCAGTAAGACGTAAACCTTATTCAATTATCCTTCTTGATGAAATTGAGAAAGCACATCCTGACGTTTATAACATTCTTCTTCAGCTTCTTGATGATGGTGTACTAACTGATAGTTATGGTCGTAGAGTTGACTTTAAAAACACTATTATTATTATGACATCAAATGCCGGATCCAGAAAACTTAAAGATTTTGGAACTGGTATTGGTTTCAAGACTGATGTTTCTCAGTCTGATAAAAATAGTGTTATTGAAAAAGAATTGAAAAAAATCTTCAATCCTGAGTTTATGAATCGTATTGACGAAGTTATAATGTTTAATTCTTTAACAAAAGATAATATTGGTACCATCGTAGATGTTGAAGTTAAATCTACTATTCAGAGGTTGAAAGATATTGGATATGAAATTACAATCACAACCTCTCTAAAAGACTTTTTATTTGAAAAAGGTTACGATCCCGATTATGGTGCAAGACCATTAAAAAGAGCAATTCAGAAATATATTGAAGATAAAATCACAGATGCAATTATTAATGAAGAACTTAAAGTTGGTGATAGAATATCAATAAGATACGATAAAACTTCTAATGATGTTAAAATTGTGAAATTGACTTCAAAAGATAAAGGAATCGAAACCGAATTAAGCGAGACACCGGCTAAATAAAAATAAATTTAAAATAAAAAAAGTCTCAGAAATGAGACTTTTTTTATTTTAAAGTATTATATTTGTAAAAATATATAAAACGTATGAAAGATTCTAAAGTAAATATTGATTATTTGAAAGCTATTCGCAGAGGTAGTCGTGATGCTGAAATTGAGAATAGCACAGGTTGGTATGCTAAAAATAAAAAGCATAAAACTCTAAAAGATTATTCTAGAAAGGGTAAGAATAAACTTTATAAACAGGACTTGGAGATTGATTAAAAAAATAGAGCTTTTAAGCTCTTATTTTTTTTCTTTTAATGACATTTAATAGTGTGAGTGTCGCCATCACTACAGATAAACATACTATTACAATATATAAGCTAATTATAATTTTTATCATTTTATTATTCTCATATTTGTATTAGATATTGGTAATCTGAATATGGGATATTTTTTAGGCTTTCCTGTTTTTTCATCAATTTCATCAGATTCTTGAATAACTTCGTAAAAACCTTCTAAATATTTAACAGTAGATATATTATTAAAGTGATAAATTTTATCACCTTGATAATCTTTTTTTATCTCTATTGTTTTTTGTGTAGTATTAAATATTAATTCTTGCATATTTTTATTTTATTTTATTAATAAATTCTATTGCTTCTTTTTCTAATTGCTTTTTATCACCAATATTGTTGATAATATGATCATAATTGAAA